AGGGGTATGTAATACTTTAGGTTTAGTTTTTGGCTATGACAGAAAAGTCGTTGATCTTTTCAAACTTGATAACGCTACGGAATTTGTCAAAGAGTTGATCACCTTTGTGGCTGATAACAAAGATGTTTGAGTTCTCACCTAAGGTGTTCATCAAGTTCAAGAAGTAATCTGTTCCTGCTGTGTCCAAAGATGAGTCGAAGATTTCATCAAGAAGTAGAAGGTTTGTGTTGACAGAGTTCTTCATCTTAGCGATCTGACGCCAAGTGAAAAGGATCGCTAAGTCAATACGCATCTTCTCACCCTCAGAGAAACTTGCGTAAGTAAAGTCATCACGATAACGACTCTTAACAGATTCGTTGAAAGATTCATCAAGTTCGAAATGGATATATGCATCCATTGCGTTCAGATACTTATTAATGAGTTTGTTCATAACAGGCAGATATTCACGAATGATAGCAGTCTTGATGCCTGTATCTTTCAACAAAATGTTAGCTACTTCTTCTAAGTTACGCTGCTCCTGCAAAGTGGTCTTAGACTTAATCTTGTCCAATGCATCTTGAGCTAGTTGCTTTAGAGTGGCTTTCTCTTCATCGATGTTAGTTGTGTCAGATTTAACCCTTTCGGTCTCAGCTTCAAGTTCAGCGATTTGTTTGTTGAGAAGGGTGACAGTTGAATTTTTTGTAGAAAGTTCAATGTTTTTGTCGGTAATCTGCGAAACGATTTCATTGATTGATGATAGCTTTTCATTAAGGCTGGTGAGCACTGTTTCGAGTTCATCAATCTTTTTGTTGTTGTCCAACATCTTATCATTGAGATCTTTGACAATTCTTTCTTTGTATTCTTCTGCAATATCTTGACTACAGCTTGGACAAATATCGTGTTGTGTAAAGAATTCGCTGTGATGCTCGCAAGTCTCGACTTTTTGGAGTAACTTTGACTTGAAGGATTTTGCCTTTTCAATGTCTGCAGATAACGCATCTTTATTTGCGATGCTGACCTTAAGACTGTTGATCTCCGCCACGATGCTACTGATCTCGCTCTCTGCCTTAGAAATTTCAGACAAGTTAGCATTAATTTTTGATTGTATGCTATTGATCGATTCGGCTTTCGCTTCCGAGATTGCTTTAATGAGTTGAGTCTGCGACTCAACTTTTGTTTTGGCATTAGTGATTTCTGTTTCAATCCGTAGTATCGCATCTTTAGTTTCCTGTGCACGTTCTTTCAAAATCGTATTCATTGTGGAGAAAATGCGAATGTCTAAGATGTCTTCGATAACATCACGTCTTTGACCACTTGGCAACTGCATGAATGGAACGAACGATGCAGAGCCGAGAATAACTACCTGTGTAAATGTCTTGTAATTTAACTTGAGAATCTGTTGCTCGAGAACCTTCTGGTAGTCACGAGATGCAGCATCTTGGTTAATGAGTTCATCATTGAGATAGATCTCAAAAACATTTGGCTTTATTCCACGTACAATTTTATAATCTTTTGACCCAATAGAAAAGTCAATTTGCACGATGCAGTTTTTACCGTTGATAGAGTTTACCAGCTGTCCCTTATTGATGTTACGGAAAGGTTTGCCAAATAGACCAAAGCACAATGCATCTAAGATTGTGCTTTTACCTTCACCATTCTTACCAATGATAAGAGTAGTGCTAGACTTGTTTAGTACGACTGTGTTTGGCGAATTGCCAGTAGATAAAAAGTTTTTCCAACTTACGCTTTTGAATACAATCATTTACCCATCCATTTCCAACCCAAGAAATACTTCATCATAAACTTTTGAAGTTTGCTTGGTTGTGTCTTTTCGCTAGGAATTTCCCAGTCACCAATACGTTGAGACCAGCTAACAGTTCCACCATTACTCATTAATACTGTACCAGATGCACCAACGAGAGGAATCGTTGACCAAAGTTGTGGTTTATTACAATCTGTGTAATCTAAATCTAGTGGAATCTGTTCAGTGAGTGGCCAAAAGAATTCAATTTCTAATTGTGTCATACTTCAACATTAACAGCTTCAGTGTAAAGACTTCTCATGAAAGTTTTGATCTGGTCTTTGTTCACATCTGTTTCGATAGAATCAATATAATTAGTCAGAACAGAAACAGTATCTTCCAAACTGATTTCTTCGCCAATCTGACCCTCTTCATACTCTGACATATCTTCGATAATCTTAATGTCAGCGCATCCTTTATTATACAGCTTCTGTATAAATTTATCAAATTTGTAGAAGTCTGTTTTATTAACGACAACCAATCTTACATACTTGTTCCGTAAGTCGATTGTGTCCAATTCGATGGGGTCTGTTTCTTTGTCGTCGTATTCAATTCTTGAGAACATTGTATAAGGATTGCATATGAACTCGAGTCTTCTTGTGTCTGTGTCGAACAGGTGAAATCCTCGGGGATCATTATAATCCTGCCATGTAAGTTCGTATGGATTACCGAGATAGTAGATATGCCCATCATCACTTTTGTGATGGTAATGCCCACTAAAAACCAAATCAAATTTATCAAAAAGTTCTTTGCTGAACCCATCGTGCGACTCCATTCCTCTGTACATTGAGAAGCCAGCAATTTCGAAGTGCCCCATACAGATCTCAGCAGAAGTGTCATTGATTGTATCAATCGAATCTTGATAGTTTTCTGGACAGATCCAAGGCATCATACAGATGGGTGTATCATCAACATAGATTGTAGCTGGATGATCAATCACGTTAATGTTGTCATACTCCCTCAGAAGTAAATCTGGGGAGTTAATATCGTTTGTGTTCTTGTAGTAAGTATCATGGTTACCAGCGAGCATGTGAACTTGGATACCACGAGAACTCAGTTGATCGAAGAACATTTTCTTCGCTCTATCAAGCGCATAGAAGTTTACATACTTACGGCGATCAAAAGTATCACCAAGAATAAGAACAGTAGTAATAGAGTTTTCATCCAACGCAGGAAAAAATACATTCTTATAAAACTCCTCGAAAAAATCTAGGAAGGCAATACTATCATTACGAGCACCAAAGTGTTGGTCAGTAATAATAGCTACCTTCATGTGCGATCTTCCTTTTTAGGCATTTCTTTGTAGAGTTTGATTTCCATAATACTCTCACGTGGTTGAGAGATAGCAAAATCAGTGGCTTCACCTAGAGTGTTAAACCACTTAGATCCTACCATCGTACCACCACCAATGTAGTAAGTTACTTTATACATTAAATAAATCCTACCTTTCGATTAGAGATAGATTTGTCTGCGTTAGAAGTCTGCTCATTGAAGACTTCAGCGATAGAATACTTCTGCATTTCTTTACCACGTGGACGAACAGGCAGAGTGACACCAAGTTTAGTTGCCAATGCTTGTGCTTCTGCAACAGTCAACAAGTCGAATGTAACGATGTCGAAGCAACGACCTGGACGAACCAATGCAGAGTCAATATCACGAATGCTCGGAAGGTTGGTAGAGAATACCATCTTCTTACCTTTAGTTGTGACAAGACCATCACCCACGTTAAGGAATCGATGCATCATTGTGTTTCCGTCAGAACGACTCTTCAAGAAGGCATCAGAATCTTCCAAAACCATAATGCTTGCATCATCTTCGATAAAGCGAGCGAAGAATCCATCCTTATCAAGAATGTTTGCGTCGTAAGAAACGATAGCAGAGGTATCAGTGTGTGCAAGCAAACCACGAATGAATGTAGTCTTACCAGTTCCTGGAGGACCAATCAACAACAGAATGTTTGCATTAGATTCCATATAACGCTTGTAGTAAGACTCCAGAGATTCGCCATTCAAGAATGGATACATCTCATCAACTGGCAGACGCTCACGATTCAATGGAACATTAACAGAGTTACCATCACCAGAATAAATCCATTCGATGTAAGAAGTTACTACAGAGAATTTAGATTCAACGAGAGCAACAATCAACTCAACGAATGCTTCATCACCAGAGGCACGAACATCGGTTGTGTTGCTGTTAACGCTGTAAGAAATATAGTTGTCAGTTTCTTTTTCGATAATGAAACCAGCAGATTCATTACCCTGTACGATAAGATCATTTTTGAATTGTTGTTCCATCCACTCAGCCCATGTGGCACGATTGCAAAGAACAGTTGTTTGGCGATGCAGTGTATTTTTACCTGCAGATACACGACGTTCCAAAATTTGAGACTTGATCAAGTCATCAAAATCAGAAGTGCCTAAGAAGATTTTATTTTCACCTTGATCCATAATTTTCCCTAAATGTAACATATTATCAGTAGCATCCCACGCATAACGATTCAAAATTCTTTTGTTACGTCTGCGAGGTCTGTGGCGACGACCTGCGAGTGCAGGAAATGGTTTAGTTGTTACTGTCGTTCTCGTTCCCGACATCATCTCCTTCAACCAACTGGGTAGTGCCGTCATTTTCTTCACCTATAAAATTATCTAAACTTACTTGTTTTTTCTTTTTCTTTTCTTTCTTGCGTTCAATAAATGAATCATCGAAAGTGTGATTGTTCTGCATGAACTCAAGATATGCATTGTGAAACTCACCTGTCTCATCCTGCTCTTGTAACTCAAACGCCTCAAAAGGCATATCTTGAATCAGCTTACCTTTAATGTATGCCTGTTTCTTTTCCTTAGCAATTCTACGTAAGAATGCATAGTAGATAATCTGCGTGAAGTATGCGAACGGATTGTTCGACTTCGTTGGATCGAAGTTGTCAATATATTGAATACAGTTTTCAATTCCATCAAGAATCATATCATCACGATAAGAGTAGTTGATGAAGTTGGGTTTGTAAGAAAGGTGATTAGCGATCTTGAGAATACACTCTCCAATGTAATTACTTACGATTGGTTTTGGTAGACCTTGTTCTTCTGCCTCTTTAACTTTTTGTTTGTATTCGCTGATAGCTTTTAGAAAATCAGCATTGTTTACGTAGTGTGCCATTATTATAGTTCTTTGTTGTTAACAAAGCATAAAAGGAATTCTGCCCCAAAAACCAGAAAAAGACAAATTTATTTTCTTGCAAAATAAATTTGCTTTCTCACTTGACTTGGGGCATAATCACGGTGTTAGGGTTGATGATACGACATTAGTGTTTAGTATCGTTTCCTTCGACGTAAGTTGGTTTTATATCTACTTTCTCTTCCAACTCCTCATCGAGATGATTTCCAAAGATGTTCGCTAGCATAGCGATTCTTTTTCTCGCTTCCTCTGGGCTGATCTGCTCTTCACGAGGAGAAAACTCCACTTCTTCATGCTCTCTTACAATTCTCATATAATGAGGGATGAACATTTCGCTTAGAGGTTTAATAAACATCACATCTTTCTTATCGATGATGTAAGTCTTGTCATTAGAGAATACGCAAAATGGAGCAGCAGTGATATGCTCTCTGCCAGTGTGGATGTTGGGGATAGTCCTTACGACCATTGGATGCAAGAGTTCAATATAAACATCATCTTCTTGTTCTAGAGCACACATCATCTGTTCACCAGTGGTGAGTCTAACAATAACGAATACTTCGTTTCCTGTTAACATAATTCAACCTCTACAAGTTTAATACTAAACTCTTCTTCGGCATAAGTTTTGTAACGCTCTGCCGCATGATTTAGTGTATGATTCTTC